GCCCCTTGGCTTGCCCGGTTGCGTTCGGGCGTTTGGTCGGCCTGCTCCCCGATGGTCATGCAATGCCGGGCCCGAGGCGAATCGTCGCCCTCTTTGGTTTCCGTGCGGTTGATTGCGCCGGTGCAATGGGCATTGCTTCGTGGTGTGCGTTCGGTTCGATGATCCCCGCTTCCCGTTGAGGGCGCGTCCCTCATTAGCACGCATGAACGGGCACGTTTCCGCCTTGTGCTGCGTGTGTGCCTTGGGCTATCTTGGCCGCTGGTGTATGAGTGGATGACGTGAGCGAGCCCAAGCCCATACGCGGGAGGCGAGGATGAGAGAGACAACGCAACCCCCGACGATTGGGCTGGGCTCGCCCGTCACTCCCGATCAGGTCCAGATGCTCCGGTGGTTGTCGGGCGCCTCATGGTGTGGCGAGAGTGCGGAACCGCTCCCATGCTGTGCGGAGAGCGATGATGCACCCGCAGCCGGGAACGATCGGGATCGGCCTGCCCGTGAGGCGAGCCCACCATCGCCGCGGTGCCGGCGTCCCGCCCCATCGGATGCCAAGCCATCGCACCACGCCCGTGCCATCGTGGGCGGCAAGCTCCACCAGCTCGCCCCCGCGGTGCACGAAGAGCCTGCAGCCTGGTGCGATGACCAGTGGGCCCGCTGGTGCCGGCGTGCTGGGGCAGCCGCACTTGCTCACGTGATGAGCCCCGTGAAGGTGCTCGAGGCCGTCGCCGCGAAGGTGGCCCCGTGCGTCTCGTGGTTGGGCGGATAGTTCCAGGTGAACGAGCCTGAGACGGTCATGGTCATCGTGGGCACGCACCCCTGCCAGGCGATGGCCGCGGCGATCGAGGCGGCGCCGTTGACGTTGGTGTAGCCGTCGGCGGCCGGGAAGCGTTGGCGGAGCCGGCCCAGGGAGAGCTCTCCCAGGATGTCCGCCGAGACTTGGACCGCGTTGTTGTTGAGGTTCCACCGGGCGTAGAAGTTGAACTGGTCGCAGTGGATCCGCATGAGGTATGACGGGTCCACGTTGTTGTTGCCGGGCAGAATGACCCACGGAACCCAAAGGCTTCGGGTGAGCTGATCCTGTGTGAGGTAGTGGCCGAGAGCGAATTGCGTCCACGTCAATGGGCCGCCGGGAGGCTGTTGCACGATCTGCGTGCTGCTATTGAGCCCGTCGCCCTCGTTGTAGCACGCGAGTGAGAGCGGGATGCCCGAGGCCCCGAGCACCTGGTTGGCGACGTTGTAGTTACCGCCGAGGGGCGGCGTGTCGGTGTTCGAGGCCGACCATTGCATTTGGGCGTCGGTGAGGCGATTTAATGGCGGGTTCTGACGTGCCGAGCATTGGCCTTGATTGAAGACGTAGCACTCGCCGGTATGCGTGCCACCATCGCAGCACGTCGGACACCCCCCCTGGTCATTCCGCACCGCCACGGCGCCCGAGGGCAAGACGCCCCACGCGCCCGACGCTCGGACGACAACTGATCCTGGCGTGCCCATCAGGGATTCACCGAGCACAGTTCCGAGAATGGCGCCTCGATCGCCACGAGCCAAAGTTTCTCGGGCTTGGCCGCGTCGTCGGTCTTTGCGATCATCACGCACACCGGCGTGTTGAGTGCCATCGGCCACACTTGGAAGAGGTCGTCGTGAGCGGCCCGGATGATCGCCGCCGTTGCAAACGTCACCGTTCCAAGGTCGGGCCGTGACGGGATCTTGATGCCATAGACGATCGCGGACGGGACGACGTGACCCGGTGCCGATTGTTCATCGCCGTTGACCGAGAACACCCGTCCGAGTAGAAACTCGCGGGCCGCCGATCCTGCCGCTTCGATGATGGTCCCCGCCGGCGTCTGCTTGAGGATGATGCCCGCGCCTTGGAGCGGTTGACCACGCCGCACCATCGCCGCGAGTGCGTTCCAAAGGCGAGCGGATATCGATTGGCCCGGCTGTACGTCGTTGCTCATGGTCCAAACACCGCCATCTGAGGTTGGGCCGTGTTGTCGGCGATGCGTTCGAGGAGAGCGGGTAGCTGCTGGACCGCCTTGATGAGAGTCTGTTGGCCGCTATACATCTTGTCCTGATAGTTGCCGCCGTACATGATCTGGGAAGCGTAGCGACTGTCGCCGGCCCCGACCTTGCCCACGAGCCCGCGAAGGTCACGGCCCTTGGCGACTTCATCGACGATCGAGCCGAGCATGGCGGCCTGGGTTGCTTTATCGGCGTCGGCCCGCTGGGCGTTGATGAGGTTTCGCCGCAGTTCCATTTCGGCCGGGTTGAGATTCTTGTTCTGCGAAAGCTCGAACATCTTGCGGTCGCGTTCGATTGCGTGCTGTGCCCGTTCTGCCTCGGCTTCGAGTTGAGCGGCCTTGATCCTCTGTGCGGACGCGGCGGCTGATGAACCACCGAGCGTCTGGAGGTTGTCGGCCTGTTGACGCATGGCCCGGGCGTTGGCGGCCTTGGCGTTGGCTACTTGTGCCTGCGTGTCGTATTGGGCGTCTTGTTGGGATCGATCACGAGCCATCGCCTCTTTCAATGCGTCAGACTCAGACAGTCGGCGTGCCGACTTGCGGAGGTTCGCACGGGCCCAAGGCGTCAGGTTGTCCATCGATTCAATCTGGCTCAAACGCTGGTCAAGCTGTGCCCGTCGCAGATCCTCCCCGCCTTCGCGAGTGTCACCGCGATTGATGCGAGCCTGGGCGTCCATGACCGTTGCCGCTTGGATGCTCCCGACGATCGCGTCGGACTTCTTCTGTGCCGCGATCTTCTCGGCGAGCGTCAATTGGAGTTTGGCACCCCAGATCATTTGATCCTGGATGACCTTTAGCTCCTTGCTCGCCTGAATCTCGGCCACCTTCACAGCATACAACTCGTTCGCCGTCGTCAGCCCCGCATCCGCCGATTGATGATCCATCCCCTGCATGCCCGACGAATATGCGGCCTTTGCCGAATCGATGATGCGAAACGCCGCCTTGAGCATCGCATTCTCTTGATCGATCGCCAACTCCTGCGCCGCTTTGCCCCCGTCCCAAAGGGCCTGCATGTTCTGGTATCCGAGCGCCAACTTCTCCATCGCCGATCCGGCCCCGCCGTTTCCGAGTGCCGAATCGATGTCCTGCCCGAGCGATTGTTTGAGCCGAACCGCAGCCTGGTCGAAACGATTCATATTCTGAACGCCGCCGTATGACAGCTTCGAGAACTCCTCAAAGCTGCCCGACAGAAATCCCATCGCCTTGCGTGTTGCCTCGACGCCGACGAGCATCTTGCCGATCGCCGACGTCGTCTTGTTGATGCCGTCGATGTTCGATTTAGTCCGTCCCTCTTCCCGCTTGGCCGCCGCGTTGCGTTGCTTCTCGGCCTTCTCCGCCTCGGCGTTGAGCTTCGCCATGTCCTTTGCGACTTGGGCAATGTCGAACGTCGCCGTATAGACCATATCAGCCATTGGTTTCCCCTTTGAGCTTTCGGAGCACGAGCCGACGCGAGGTCGTGATGAACTGAGTCTTGACCGCATCGCCCGCGTTGGCCGTCACGAATCGACGCCACTCGACCACGCGGGAATGAGGCTCGCGGTTGCGGACCTTGAGACGAGCCTTGCCGCCCTCGACGACTACCGATCCCTCGCCGCCATATGCGCCCTTGACGCCCACGAGCCCGCGAACGTAGACGACGCGGCGACCCTTCGCGGGCAGAAGGATGTTCCCGCCGAACCATCCCATGATGACCGACGACGGCTCATCCGTGAACTTGGCGAGCCCCTCGATGAGCTTCTTGAGGGCGTTCTGCATCTTCGGTATGTCTTTGACGAACGCCACCATCGCAAGAGCCTTCGGATTCGTCGGCACCCGCGGCGGATTGTGCGAGTAGAACCACTCTTCTAGGTTCTTCTTTGTCTCCAGGGCCCGAGCGAGCGTTGCCTCTTTGCGGGAGATGAGGTCGGCGTACGTCTCGATCAGCTTGGCCCGCGACTTGTTCGGCCCGATCGTGATGAGCACCCGAGAACGTCCGCCCGCCTGGACCATCGCCTGTTGCCACGCCCTGAGATACCGCCCGGTCGATACCGGCGCGATCCTCTCGACTTCATCGCACCAGCGATCGCCGTACGCGAGGATTGCCGCCGTCGCCGCGATGTCGGCGCGTGCCATCATCGCCTTATTGCGGGCGATGAACTTGGAGGCGTCGAGTTTGATCGCCAGAGCCATTCACGTCCCCGCGTCCGCGTAGAACACGATCGAAGATCCGCCGGTACTGCCAACGTCGAAGAGAATGACCGGCGCGTTTCCCATGTCGGGGAACATGATCCGGGCCGGGAGAGCACCGCCAGGCGAGTACGTCACGATCGGGGCCGACGAGTACGCCGACTGGAGGTATGTCGAGATGCCCGGTGGAGTCGTCGCCACCGTTGCGGGCGTCCACACCATCGTTTTGACTACCCGCTCGGTCGTCAGGACCACGCCGGTATCGGTCGCGCCGACGCCCGAGCCCACGGTGCACAGGAGCGAGCCGAGCAACTGCAGCTCGTAGTCGCTGACCTGGTTCCCGCCCGTCGATGCGAGGCCGGGCTTGACGGCGTAGACCGTGGTCGTGAACGTCGAATCGGCGGCACCTGTCGAGGCCGCACTGACTTCGATGCCGCGATAGCGTTTACCCTCGCCGTCGGCGCCCAGCGAGACTTTCGGGCACGTCAGGGCTTGATAGGCCGCAACGGTGATGCGCCCGGAGGCCGACACCTGGACAGCCGCGTAGACCGCCGCCGGCCCGAATCGACGTTGCCCGCGTCCTTCGATGCCCATCGACGAGCCGCGTCCGAATCCGCCGACGCTCGCGGCGACGATGCCGACCGCCATGATGAGAACCAGCCAACGGGACCAGAGTACGTTTCGCATGGGGAGACTCCATCGGCGGGATTCTGCCCCGCGTCTAAATGATCGCCGTGACTTTCGCCGCGGCGAGCCTGTTCATTCGGTCTTGGCCTTCGTGTCGTCGCCGCTGTTCGTGACGGTGCAACTCTTGACCTGGTGCCCGTCGGCTTCCAGTTTCTCGGTGATGGCCGTTGCGATCTTCGTCGCGTCCGCGCCGTCCACCGTGTTTCCGACAATCTGAATCGTGAAGTGTGCCATCGACAAGTCTCCTTTGTGACCGATCATATCGCCGGGGCCGGCACAGACGCCGCCCACAGTTCGTAATCCCGTTGCTGCGCCGGGCCGTTGAGGTCGTCCCACATGATGACCGCCCGGGTTGCGAGACAGTTCCGGGCCGCGTCAAGCTGAATCCGCCACTCGGCGACGGTGCAATTTCGGCGAGCGATCTTGTTGAACCGCCACACGACCGGCGAGAGCGGCTTGCCCGGCGCGAGGTTGTCCCGCCAGGCCGAGAGCATCCGCCGCTGCATCGGGTTCATCCCGTCGTCTCCGGGGTCGAAGTAGATGCACGGCGAGACTTCGTGGAACGGCGATGCGAAGTTCCGCAGCTGCTCCTCGTGGCGGAGAAAGTCGTCGAGCGTGATCTGCTTCGACAGGAGCGGGCGAGCGTGCCCGAGGAACGCCGACAGGATGAGCCATGGACACGCCTTGGCGAGCCCGGCGCGATACTCCTCCATCGCCGCGAACGTCTTGGGGTCCCAGATGTCCGCGTCGTTCTCGAAGTCCAGCACGATCCGATATGGCTTTCCGTCCGCCGGGATGAGGATGCGACCGGACGAACGAGCGAGAGCGGGCGAGACGGTCAGGCAGTCCGCCGGGCTTGCGAACGTCTCGCGGTGCCACTGGGCAAGGAAGGCCGTCGATGCGAAGTTCTCGCCCCAGCCGGGGAGAGGCTTGAAGGTCGCGCCGCCGCGAGCGACGACCGCCGACGCGAGTTCGATCGGTCGATGGATCGGCGTTGCGGTTGCCGTCGCGTGCTTTGGATTCGGGTACATAAACGACGAGCCCGGTCCCTCAACCGAGCCCGCCGTGGCGCGAGATTCACTTTCGAGCGAGCAACTGACGACGACGCTTGCCCGGTCCGGCCTTCGCACGGCGTGGGCTTCGATCGCGGAGCGGATTCCTTTGCGGCGAGTAGCCGTACTTGGCGAAATACCGATGCCACGCCTGGATGTATGCGGCGTTCGAGTTGTGGACCTGATCGCCTGCGGGTGAAGCGTCCGGGGAGCCCGGCGCGATGCCGAGGTCATAGGCGAGGGCGTCCCCGCCAGAGTACAGGAGCGAGAGGTCGGCAACGATGAACCCGGGACGCGGACCGAGATAGGCACCGATGACGCTCGCGTAGCGGTCAAAGCGGTATTCCTTCTGGGCGTACTGCTGGAGTCCCGTGCCGCCGCTGATCGCCGTGTCGTCGGCAATGACCGTTTTTGTGGCCGAGAGCGGTATCGGGCGCACCCAGACGTACCAGAAGCGAGCCGCGTCTCCGCCCGCCGCGATCCACTTGGACCGCTTGAGGTTGTAGTCAAAGAGCAGATCCGTCGCAAGCCCGAGCGGGTTCATCAGGAGATTGCCCTGATAGACAACCGACGTGTCGGCGTGCGCCGCCGGGACCGTGCCATAGATGCCCCGCGTGATCGTGCCCGCGTACGTCGTCGCCGTGATGGACGTGTAGCCGATTCGCTCGGTGCCGATGAGGATGTGGCCCGACGCGGGCGAGCCAGCGGTGGAGACAACCGTGATCGCCGTCGTTGAGGCGTTCGTTACAGCCGTCCCGCCGTTGATGGTCGTCTGTCGTGCGATGGTCCAAGGCTCTGTCGGGTCCACCAGAGCAGTCTCCGCCGTGGCCGCCGCCGTCGATTCGTTGTGGCCGGTACAGGTGACTTGGCAGAACCCGCCGATCTGGTTGCCGCCAAGGGCCGTCGCACACGCGCCGGTGGTCGTGTCGGCCCCGAAGAGCTTGTACCGAGAGACGAGCCCCGCGTCAAACTCGCACGTCGTATTCGTCACATCGTAATTGCGGAGGGCCTTGAGGAGAGCATTGAGCGTCTTGCCGCCCTGAGAGTCGCCCTCGGACTGGATGATGCCATATGGCCGATTGGCCGCGAAGAGCCCTTGGTACATGATCGCCGCCGGACCCGCAGGGCCGCGCCCGTTCGTCGCCGACGTTCCAAAGTCGAGCGTCACCTGCGCCGTGCTCGTGAGGTCCGAGCCGGTGTATCTTCGGTCGATGCGATGCAGCGAGCCAATCGCGTACGTCGCATCCCCGAGAGTCTGGAGGTGGCCTACTGCCGTGCCGTTGGAGTGAGCGTTGCCAGCCGTTCCGAGCTGCGCCCGCGTGATGCCCGTAAACGTCGTGGCAGTCTTGCCCGTGTAGGCGATGATCTCTTGAACCGTGCCCTCGGTGATGATGTAGCCAGCCGTGGGAAACTGAGTAGTCGAGACGACGGTAATCGCCGCTGTCGTCACGCCGTCAGCAATGCCTCCATTGAGCGTCGTCGTCGTCTTGGCGGTGTAGGTCGTGTCGGTGTTGACCGGCGTAGCCGTCGTGTCGAATTGCAAAGACGCGATCGCGCACTGGGCCGCGTTCAGGTCGATGTTCGTCATGTAGAAAACCGACTGAACCAAAACCGCTCCCGAGCCGATAGGATGCTTCGCCGCCGAGAGCATCGTGCTGATCGCCGCGCCGTTGTCGCACTGTCCGATGACCGCGCCGCTGGAGTGGGTCGCCGCCGTGGTTCCAAGGTTGCCGCGCGAGCAGCCGGTAAAGACGTTGGCGACAAGGCTCGTGTACTGGACAATCTCGCCGTCGATGCGGATGCGTCCCGACGCCGCGAATCCCGCCGTGCTCGTGGCGGTAATGTCGCCGCCGATGAGGACCGCACCATTGGCCGTCGTCCCCGCGAGGTATCCGACTTGCGGGCCGATGTAGCCGCTCGCCGCCGGCACCGGGATCTGGCACCCGTACTGCTTGAACGCGACGGGGTAGCCGACAGCATCGACGCCGATGTCATTGACGCACCCGAGTTTCGTGCTCGCGTTATTCCGACGCCGGGCTTCGTTGAGTCCCGCAGTGTCGTTGAATGCCGCCGTCGTGTTGGCCGGGATGAACTGCCCCGCACACGGCGCGACGCCCGCGAACCCCTTCGCGAATCCGACCGAGTGCCCGCCGCCGGACCGCTCCACCGTCGAATCGCCCCACGCCTCGAACGTGAGCCGTCCCGTGCTTGTGGCGAACGTCACCATGTCGGTAAACGACTGGGGTTCAGCACGGGCCATCGGGATCGGCGCGAGCACCGACGCGAACGCGAGCAGGATCAGGACGGGAAGCCGAATCAGTCTCATGGGGTCACTCCGGGGGGTGTCGTCTTGCCGCCGCGAACCCACGCCGCGCCGAGCGTCGAGAGGTTGCCGACAAGTCCGCCGACGATGAGGTTGAAGGGAGGAGGAAGGAACGCACCGAGCCCGCCGACCGTTGGCCCCGTCGTTTCGAGCGACTTGGCGACGGCCTCCCGCTGTGCGTCCCCTTGGGCGCCGGGAAGGAACGAGCAACCGGCGATGAGCAACGCGAGCCCGACGATCGAGAGAGCGATGATCTTTCTCATTTGGCCGCCTCCGTGGCGATTCCCGTGTCGTCGATCTTGGACCACTGCGAGAGGATGCCAGTGACCGCCGCCATGATCGCGGTGCCCCATTCGACACTCGCGTACTTCGTGCAAAGGCCCATCGCCGCCATGAGGAGCAGTTTGCGGATGAGCGAGTTGACGGTGGGGGTAAACAGCTTTTTCATGGGTTCCGCCTTTCGAGGATCTTCTTCACGTCGAGCCCGATCTCTTTCACGTCCGCCTTGGTCTCTTTGAGGTCCGTCTTGATCTGCTTCGCGTCTTCCTTGGCCGAGTCCGCCGTGGTCTGGGCCGTCTTGATGCTCTCTCGGAGCTGCGACCACACGAGCACGGCGCTTCCGCCCGCGAGAATGAGAGCGACCGTGAACGCCCATGCCGCCCGAGCGTTTGCCGACACCTTGGAGTCTGGCGTGAACTCGGGCTCTCGGTTGTCGTTCACCCGGTCATGTGGATTGAAGGCGTGCTGCCTGTGAGACATAGAGACTCCTGTAGATCAAGAATGAGCGATGGAACTCCCGCTCTCGCGCCGACACCATCCGCTGATCGTCACTGTCGCCGCCCGTATCCGCCGCTGTTCGTCGGGAACCTGCGCCTCCTGAATAATCGCCTCGTCGAGGTGCAGCTCGTGAGTCGTCCCCGCGTCCGTCGTGTACTTCATGCTCATCGCCTGTTCCACTTTCGAGCAGGCCCCGTCCATCGTCGCCTGATCGGTTTCGATGCGAGCCTCCGAGACGATGACGACGACTACGACTTTCACGTCGGCCAGGTGGTTCTCGTCATTGCGGCACCGGCGCCGGGACACCAAGTCGCACGCGACAAGCCGAATCTCCACCTCGGGGCTATCGGGGTCAACGCCGCCGAGCGGAACGAGTGTGTAGTTCGTCCCCGCGATCGTGAGGAAGAGGTCCGTTACGAGCTTGACGATCATGGACTTGTCGATGAACACGTCGGCCATTACCAGAGCCCTCCAAGATCCTGGAGGTCGTAGATTTGAGCCGCCGACGACGCGATCGGGACGCCATCCTTATTCGTCTTGGTCCACTGCGTCAGCCAATCGGGCGCGGCCTGGAGCAAGTGAACCACTTCGTAGACGTAGTTCGTGCCCGTCGCCGAGAGAATCCATTGGGTCGATTGAGGCCCCATGTACCGGAGTTGGCCGATCGCAAAGTCGAGCGACGGCGGAGATAGATTGAGGTTGTACGGCGTCTTCATCCGCGGCAACGTCATGGCGTTCGCGTTCCGCGAGCCGTTGGCACCGAGTGTCAGCATCCGGGCCATGTTCAGCGACTGGGGATTGAGCGAGAACCCGTGAACCTTGCACGAGAACGACGCGACTTCCTTTGCGGCGCCCTCGCCGTTATTGATCGGGCCGCTGTCGCCCTCGTGGCCCGGAGTGAATGGACCGCCCGGGTTGAATCCGAACATGACCTGCACCGATCGCTGGGTGTAGTCGAGCTCCGTGTAGTTGCTCTCGGGACCCGTCACCTGATAGCCCCAGTTCACGTAGCCAGCCGATGCGTACTTCACCGTGACCTTGCAAGCCCCGCCGGTCTGGTTGCCCTGCCGGTCCCACCCGCCGATGCGAACCGCCTCCGCCGTCGTCGCGAATAGCCCGGTCGTCCCGTACTGGTCGCCCACTCGCGGGATGCCCGTCGCCATCAATGCGACGAGGTGATCGCCGGTCCCAGTGACAAGGGCAGTGCGTGTCATAGTCCGACCATTCGCGTCTTTGGCGGATGAGGTCGGGAACTTTTCGAGGTCGTCGGGCCATGAGACTTCAATCGCCATTGGTGGTCAAACTCAGTACGTCGCCTTCGTGAAGTCCGCCATCTTGCAGACGATGGTGATCGTCGGGATTGAATCAACCTGGTCCGACGTTGCGATCTCGGGCACCTTGTCGAACCAGCAGTTTGCCATCGTGATCTTCTGGCCGACCGACGCGCCGCGGAAGTTGGGCCACGAGAGCACGAGCCCCGCCGTGTGGGTCGGCACCGTTCCGGCCGCCGCGTTGACCGCAGCTGCCAGGGCGTAGAGGCTCGTCGCCGTCGTGAAGTCCAGGCCGCGAACATCGAACGAGACGCGACAGAGCGAGTCGTCGAGTTCGATGGGTGTCTGTTGAACCGATCGATCGGTGTACTCGAATCGGCCTCGGTTGCCTTCCATGACCTTCACAGAGCCGGGAACGATGTTCTGCACCGTGATCGTGTCGGTGGCAGTCGTGAGGATCGCCGTGCCCGAGTTCTCGAACCGGCGCGGCGTGCTGTGGGCGTTGACTGAGGCCATGGGTGTTTCCTTCGCGTGAGTGGATTACCGCGCCTGGCGCGGATCAACGATGTCGGGGAGAGTGCAGGTGCCCCAAGCGATGAGGCTCGGGTCGGATGGGTTGATGATGCGAACGGCGGCGCCGAGGGTCGATGCTCCAAATGTCAGGGGCCGGGCCAGCCGCGAGAAGTCGAGCACACCCGACGTCGCAATCATCGTGCCGCACGTCAGGCCCATCGGTCCAGTGTCGGTTCCGAATCGAACCGTGCCGCCGGACACCGTGAGCGTGCCCGAGGGTGTCACGTCCTTATGACTCATCCGCAGTTCGCCGCCGGACACCACGCCATCGGTGAAGTCCCGCAGCGTCTCGCAGACGCCTCCCGAGACGGTCAAGAGGTCAACCGTGGGATTCGCGTTGCTCTGCGCGATGTACATCGCCCCGCCCGAGACTCGGCAGTTGTCGAGGTCCACCGAGTCCCAGACGTTCGTTGCCCCGCCCTTGCCGAGAAGGTTCTTGAGCCGGCAGTCGGTCCAGTGAACAGTCCCGCCGTTGACGGGATCGATGAGAGCCTGATAGATGATCGCCGCGTTGGACGATGAACCGAGTTTGAGCGTCCGCCCGCCCCAGTTGACGGTCACGAGGCCCGTACTCGTCCGGTCGCAAACAAACTTGAATGGGGCCGCCTCAATGTCGCCCGTATACCCCGCACCAAACTTCACCGCGAGCAGATCGATCGCCGCCAGGTTGGGCAGACTGTTCGTGTACTTCACCGAGTCCCGCGAGAAGCTCACGGAGTCGCCGGCCGCGGGCGTGCCGCCGAGAGCGACGAGAATGTCGTTTGAGAGCACGTCGTTATAGAAGATCGTCGGCATCCGTGAAACTCCTACCGCACTTCCATCTCGGCCCTCAACCTCACAAACGCGATCAACTGCGCCTTCATCCCCCGGCCCATCCGCTCGAACCGCCGCACGTACTCCACCGGGTCCTGCCCAAACGTTCTCGCTACTTCCAAGGCCATGTACAGGGGAGTCAGAACGTGAGCCTCTTTCGTCGGGCTCGGAATGTCCTCACTCCCCAGCGGCCCCGCCCTTCCATCGCGAGGCCGCCTTATCAGTTTCCCGCCGCACCCGCCGCAACATCCGCCGTCGCCAGTTTCTCGTACGCCGCCCGCAAAGGCTCAAGCCGACTCTCGGCCATGCCGCCCAGGACTCTCATCGCCTCTTTGCACCAAGCCTCGTTCGCCGCGCCGATTTCGTTCTCGGGCAGCACGAGTACCTCCGACAACGCCATCGGCGCCGGGTTCTTTGCGATGCTCGCCGGGCCGGTGTTGACCGTGTAGCCGATGGTCACGGAAAGATCGATCGCCGCCGCGAGTTCAAGGATGCCCATTTCCTTCTGGTCCGCCATGAGCCGGGCCTGATAGATCGGGCTCGCGTAGTCCCGCTCGCCGTTCTCCATCGTCGGGGCCACCGGCGCGGGCCAGTTCGCCCGAAGCTGCGCCATGGTGGCGACAGACACCGCCGTCAGTTTGCAGGGCTTGCCGAGCCAGGTGATTTCCGCCGTGTCCAGAAGTGCCGCCGATTCGTCGATCGTGAACATTCGATGCTCCGTGAGGGATGGGAACTTGAATCAAACGGGCACGAGCGGGTTTTCGCCGCTCGCCCCGTAGTCATGAGTGGACGGTTTAGGAGTGGACAGACTTCAGGAGGCAGCCCGTCGCCGTGTAGTTGACCTGGATGCCAACGGTTCCACGGAAGCGGTACACGTCCGAGCGGGCCGACTCGTCGCGGTACTGTTCCGCGATTTCGTCGCCACCGTCGGCGGTGTTGACGTAGGTACGTCCGACGCAGAACTCATCGGGCGAATTGGTCTGCGCGACGTTGCCGACCCATGCGTAGGTGTCGGACCAGATGCCCGAGAGCGAGATTGCCACGCCCTCGGTTGCCCCGTTCTTGAGCGGAGTCCCGACGATGATGTCCTTGAGGCCCAGGGCGGCGGCGATCGATGCCCGGTTGGCGTCGTTCACGAGCTGATCCGGGAGGATGGTGTACTTCTTGTTTCCGATGATCTGGGCGTTGTTGAGCAACGCGATCATGTTCTTCCAAGAGCACACCATGACAGCATTGGTCGGGTCCGCGCCGTTGGCGTACATGCACTCAAGAGCGAATCGCACGTCGTCGATCGGGGTGCCGCTCGCGCCGTCCCAGACGTTCGAGACGGTCTTCCCGGTCGTGCCCGCCAGGGGCCAATTCGTCTCGTTGAACAGGGCGGTTGCGGCGATGACTTCGCGGGCCGTGATGACCCGGCGACGGAGGATCTCGATGATGCTCGCCTCGTACTGGAACATATCCTCGTAGTTGGCCCGGTCGTTGTCGTCGTACGGCAGTTCGAGGCCGTCGTCGTAGCAGACGTAGGTCTTCTCGCTTGTCTTGCCGACGACGCGGTTGTAGTTGCCGCCCGGAGCTCGCTTGGTCAGCGCCGGGTTTTCGTAGTAGTTGGTCTGGGGCATCGTCCCGAACGAGCCCTTGTTCTTCGGCACGTTGATGCGGCCGAAGACTTTCTGGTAGATCGGGTTGAAGCCAAGGGGACGTTCTTTGACGGTGATCATCAGGTCTCCACGCGGGAGAGCCTGAGAGGTGGAACCACGGATGACGGGCATTGCTGATTTCTCCACCACTCATGACTAGTGGGTGATGGGAAAATCGGGAACGGGGGATCTTACGCGGAGATGTCGGACGAGTCGAAAGCGTGAATGGCGTACACGTCGTCGGCGGCGCCAGCGGTCACGGTCACGACGACCTGGGTTGCACTCCAAACGACGGTGGAGAGTGCTCGCGGTGCGCCGGTGGCGAGAACGAAGACCTGGACGAGGCCGACAGCGGGCGAGGCCGGGAAGGGATGGGTGAGCGTGAAGGCCGCGCCGCCGGTGGTTCCCTTCGCGTCCCAGCTTCGCTTCGACGGCTCGGGCAGGAGCTTCATCACTTCCGCGATGCCCGAAACGCTGGCGCTCGCGTTGATCGCCTTGCCGATCGGGGGACCGCTCTTGGTCGTGCTTCCCTGTCCGTTGGCCGCGCCGTAGATCGTGTCGCCCGCAACAAAGGTCGTTGCCATCGACAGGCGGAACGTGTCGGGCCGCGAGTGAAGGTAGCCGATCGCCTGATCGCCCGAGGCGTAGGCGTTGGCAGAGGTCGCGTCGTGGTCCTCGCCGACGCCGGCATAGACCCAGGTGTTCGAGGAGATTTTGAGACGGCGTGCCTCTTCGAGGGCCGTGCCAGCGGGCAGAGTCATAATGCCCGGATTCGTGGTGGTCATTGGTCGTTTCTTTCAGCCGCTTAGCGGCGTGGATGCGTGTGGTTTCGACGCCCGCGAGTTAGAGCCCCTTGGCCCCGTCCGCGAGCCATTTCTCGTGAGCCTCGGGGTTCTTGCCCGCCGCCGCCTCGATCGCCTTGCCCTGAGTCATGCCCGCCGCGACGTTGGCCTTGACGAGCCCGATGAACGAACCGGCCTCGGCCTGAGCAGCCGCCGGGAGCTTCAACGGATCGGCCCGACCGGACGACTGAGCCGCGAGTGCCTGTTGCCCGGGAGTGAGTTGCGCCGCCGACGCATTCGCGCGGAGGGTGTCATTCTCGGCCCGCAGACGCTTGGCATACGCCGCCGTCGCCTGGGTCTCGGTCATGCTCGCTTCCATGCACGTCTCGCGGAAGGACGCGAGTTCGTCGCCCGGCGCGATCGCCTTGAGCTGAGCGATGGTTGCCGCCGGTTCCTTGGCGGATGCCTTGGCCTCGGTCGCCAGAGCCTCGCACAACTCGGGGTGAGCCGCCCGCATTTCGGCGAGCGTGCTGATCTTTGGAACCGGCACGCCCGGCCCCTGTTTGTCCTTGTCAGACATGGTGGACTCCAATGCGGCCGGGGTGTGAGAGCCAGCGCGGGCCGCCGCGTCTGGCTCTGAGGAATCTGAGGGAATAATACCCTCTTCGTTTTTGTCCGCGTCCGGGAGGTCGTCGGCGCACATTTCGATCGCCGCCGTCTCTTCCCACTTGCCGCCCGAGACGAGACGGACGTAAGCATCGAAGGGAGCGATCGCGTCGATGAGCCCGGCGCGAAGTCCACCCGTCGCCGTGAACAAACGGGCTTGCATCGCCTTCACGTCGGCCTCGGGAATGTCGCGCCGCTCCGATACCAGTTGGCGGAAGTCGCCGCCCATGCTCTCGGCGAGAGACGTGAAGTACGCCATGACTTCCGGCGTCAGCGGTTGCGTCGGGTCGCCAAAGTCCTTGAAGTCGCCATCCTTCGCATTCTTCACGACGATGCCGAAGTCCGCGAGCATCTTGCTCATATCCGTGATTTGCCAGATCGTGCCGATCGAGCCGACCATGCCAGTCTTTGTCGTGACAATGCGAGCCGCCGACGCCGCATACATGTACGCCGCCGACATGGCCCAATCGTGCGGGAGGGCATGCGTCCGCTTGACCGCCGCAAGAGAACCGATCGCCTCAACCACGTCGTTCGAGCCACCCACCGTTCCGCCCGGCGAGTCAATGTCGAGCAGTACGTCGGTAGCCATGTCGCCCTCGGCCTCGTGACACGCCGCAACGATCGCCCGCGTGTGGACGCCGCCCATCCAGAAGGCATCGACCCAATCGTTCATCACGGGGCCGCGAATCTTGAGGATGAGTGCCGAGCCCGAACGCGACAGGAGCGGGGACTTGACGGGCAGATCGCCGCCGACCGGCATCGCCGTAGACATGCCCATCCGCAGGGCCGCGCGAGTGATTGCCGCGAGTGCCGCCCGGGGCTCCATCGCAAGCGGCTGAGACAAGAGCGAACGCATGGCCGATTCTGTGTGGGTGTTGCTCATGGTTTCGCCGGTTCGTCCTTCGCGGGTCCGTCCTTCGTGTTGTCCGGCTGGCCCGGCGTCTTCGTGCCAGGGAGTTGGCTGGGCGTGATCCCCTTCGCGGCCTCGTCCTTCACTTCGATCTGACGACGTGCCGCGTTTTTCTCGCGGTCCCCGAATCCAAGCTGCTGGGTCGCGTGTTCCTTCGTCGTCAAGTTCCCATTTACCGCCGCGAGCCATGCTGCAACGTCCGTGCCCATGTCGATGACCGGCGCGGGCGGAGCGGATATTTCATGGCGTGCGTTCCAGTCCTCAACAAAGGGGAGTCGTCCCGCTTTGATCGCCGCCGCGAGCCGCCACAGAATGAGCGGGCGGTAGAAGTCCTCTTTCTGCCAGTGCTGGAGCGTGCCGATCGTGGTAGACCACGCGATCGCTACCGTCACCTTCGCATTGCTCGCGGTCAACCCCTGGAAGTCAAACACCGAGAGCATCATCGGCAAGCCCACCTCGGAGCCGATGATCTGGGCGTTCGTCATCACAAACTCGCGGAAGTTCGTCGCCGGTTGCTCGGGCTTGATCTGTTCCACGCCCTCATTCGGCTTACAATGGAACTGGAATCCGGGCTCAAGCGCCGCCTCTTTCGGCGTGCCTTCGACGACGGACTCTGCCGCGCCGATCGCCGCGCCGAGCGAGTTCTCCATCGCCTGACGCTGGGCCGCCGGGGTCTCGGATTTGTACACCAGCCCGAAGAGCGTTGCCATCTGTGACGCGACAGCCACGTTATCGATGTAGTCGTCGATGAGCCGGAAGCGGTTGATGCTCGCCTGGAACCCGGGCTCGCCGCGGAATTGGTTCGCCCTCGCCCACAGCGGCCAGCGGAGATAGATGCACTCTTCCGCCGCAACCCGCGTCGGGTCCGCGAGCACTCCGAACGCGCCCATGATCGGAGCCGTCTGCCCGACGCCGCTCTGAGGCCGGTTCGTCTTGGCCGACGCAACGTCCTTCCACTCGGCAACCCAAAACGCGGCGATGCGGCCCGTCGTCTTGTCAACCTCCACTCCGTCATAGACGAGGTTCCCGTTCTCGCCCGTGACGATCGTTCCAATGTCGCCGCGATCCTTGACGCCGGGCGAGACGATCTGCTGGGCTTCGACTGCTTGGAGCTCGCCGCTCTGGAGCTTGACGTAGAGAATGTCGCCATCGGAAAGGCCGGCACAGATTGACTGCTGGACGATCTGCCACGCCCGCAACCGCTCCATGTCCTCTTCGATGAACGCCTCGGCGAGCTCGTTCCACGCCTGATCCTTCGACCGGGCCTGGAAGGTGTAGCCGTCGCCGCCGACGCACTCGGACAGCCGACGCCCCATCATGCGGGCGAGCGTGTTATTCCGCAAGAGGTCCTGAACCCGCCCAGTCTGCGTCGTTCGTGCCCGCTGATTGAGGCTCGTTCGAGACGGTCCCGGGTAGACGTAACGACCGCCGCCGGCCCGTGCGAAGTTCTCGCTCTTGTATCCGCCGACCATCGCCAGGGCCTTGCCCGCTACCGCGATTTGCAACTGCGCGAGAGCGAGACGCGAGCCCGCTTCGGCCTGTTCCGCCGCTTGCGCCACACTCTGGACCGCCTCGATTGTGCCGTTCGTTCCCGACATTTCAGCCAAGCTCCCTTGTCGTCAATCGATATTGACGCCCCGCGACTTCCGCCGTTGCATGAACCACAGGATATGTCACGCCGCCGAGTGTCAGTTTGTCGTTCTCTTGCGGCGCCCGCGAGAGGCCCGACGCTTTGATGATCCAGGTCGTGTCCTTGACCTTCGTCGGCTTGCCATTGATCGGCGTCTCGTAGCAGATTGTGGCCCCGCGAACGCAATCGACATCGACGCCCGGGGCCGTCGTAACCGTGTTCTTCATCGTCGTCGTCGAGAATGCCCCGAGCGTCACGAGATAGAGCACGGCCTGAACGTCCGACAGCATTTCTACCGTGTCGGCCGCGAGCGTGTCGAGTTCTGTGCTGTAGCTCATGTAATCACCCCGCCGGCGCCTTCGCCGCCATCGGTTCCGCCCGGGATGATGCCGCCCACGCCGCCGGGAGACGCGCCGGACCCCGCCGCAACCGCCGCCGTCGCCACGTCGGTATCCGCGGCGACGACAAGATCGACCGTGCCCGTTACCGCCGCGGCGAGCCATGCGATTTCAATCTCGGTCGCCCCGGCCATGTCGGTCGTGCTCGCGACAACCGCCCCGCCGCCAGCCGCGATGGTCTTGGCACCGCTGGCGAAAGCGAACGGCCCGACGTTGCCCGCCCACCACTGGACCGAGAGCGTGCCCGCGGCCCACGCACCATCGACAAGCCGAGCCGAGATGGTCGCAGCCTTCCCGTTGGCGACAGGGAAACGCCAGACTCCGCTCGGAGTGTTGAGACTCACCCGCCGCGTCTGTACCGGCCTTGTCAGTGTGGGGACGGTGTTCATCCGAATCGTGCCCTCGTGATGTTCGCGTATCCGCCGGTTTGCACGTCGGGCATTCCGAGCAGTCGCATCTGCTGGCGTTCGAGCAACGCGAGATATTGCACAATGTCGCCGGTCGAACGACTCGCGCCATCCTTCGACACGCTCGGACCCATCTGGAGAGTCACCTCTCCAATGTGCAATTGCAGCATGGCGAGCTGGGCCGCTGTCGTCGATTGGGATGCCCACGCCGAGTAGGAATAGGACACTTTGACTCTCCACCACTCATGACTAGTGGTGATGGGGGGGGACGCTTATCCGCCCGCGAGAACAGGCGTCGTCCTTACGACCGCCTCAATCTCCGCGAGCCTGCCCGCGATTTCGACCGGCTGGAAAGCGTTCTCGGCGTCCCGCAGCTTGGTCCGCAGTTCGGAGATGCGAAGACGCCGGGCCTGCGCCTGGTCGTCGTCGTCCTTAACCGCGGCCTTCCACGCTTCGTTCGCTTCGGTGATTGCGGCCCGGTACTTGATGAGCCGGGTATGCTCGCCCGCGAGTTCGTCGTCTCGCAGTTCGGAGACGGGAAGCGTCTGGGGATCTCGCACAGCATCCGCGAGCGACATGGGCGGATTCTCGATCGCCGTTTCCGCGTCGTCGGGGCCGATCTTGCCGGGCGTTTCCGCGTCGTCGGGGCCATCGACCGGCGGCGCGTCAGTCAAGATACCGCTGCCCGACCTTGGCTCGTTCGCCGACTCGCTCGCTGTCGTCGCGAGGTCCTGGAGGCTTGACTCTTCCGCCGCTTTGGTCTTGACCTTTGCCATTGGCCGCTCCTGTGACGTTGATTTCCCGAACACCGAATCGCTCAAGCATAGCCGCCGCGTAGACAAATATATCCCAGAAGTGATTTGCCGTCCCCTTGCGCCTCACGTCCCAGAGTCCATTGAGGTATTGCTCGCTGCAAAGTTGGCCGAGTAGATTCGTGTCCGCGTCCTTTGGAAGGTGCCATGTCGAGACGGTTCCGGCGTTCGTTCCGTCCGCGAGCGAGACGATGTTCATCGCGTGTTCCGCACTGGTATTCGAGAGCCAACGGGCCATCGAGTTCTTCCAGAGCGTGACGTTGATGAGGTGGAGCGGCACCTCGCCATCGCCGCACTTCTGCATCGAAGTCGAGTAGAGCCGCGAGTCTTTATTGCCCCTCGTCGCCCGGCCTTTGACGAGAACCGTTCGAGCGTCCCGGTCCTTGCGATAGCGGTAGAGCGTGTCGGTCCGGTGCCCGGTATCGACGACGACCAGGGCCGGCGAGAACGCCCGATCTTTCATGCCCGGGACCGCCATCGGCCATTGGCGCTTCCGCACGTCGTCAAGGGCCGTCGCCAAGGTTCCGTCGCCAAGGCAGTCCTCGCATCCCCAATCGACGAGCCAAATGTGCTCGCCGCGATTCGAGAACGCGAAGAGAGCCCAGTACATCCGGTCCGGCTGAACATCGCACGAGAGCAGCGTGCCGACAGTCCCGATCGGACATTGCCCCCGCGCGTTGGGAGACTGCTTGGCCCGCGCCTCCAGTTCCGAGACTTCGATGCGTGACCCCTTCACCATGAAAGCCTCCCCGAGAGTTTCGGTACACCACACGTAATCGACCTGCCCGTGTGCCCGGATCTTCTCCAGAAACGCCGCCGCGACTTCGCCGTATGGATTCGGGAGCAGATCGTTGTCGATGCCCAGGATTGCGAACGAGACGTGATCGATCGGAGGCATCGGACCAATGACGGCGCCCGCTACGTCGTGCCCGTGCTCGTCCTTCGTGAGGGCCGCGATCGATTGGCCCTGCGCGACCCACTCGCCGAGCCGCCCTTGCCATGCGCGATCGGAGGCCGAGCACTTGCCCGCACAGGCTGGACATTCGTACCACGCGGTCCGCCGGACGATCGTTGGATCGGCGTCCCCTCGGTTGGCCCATCGCACTTGCCGCCAGGTCCGCGAGTGGTACTGCCGACAATGAGGACACGGGACGTACCACTGAAATTGGCACGTCGCCGATGCTCGCCGGGCGTCGATGCCCTTGCCGGCGTCCCCGGGTGTGCCCGTTTCAATGACCTTGGAATCGGCAAACGTCTTGCCTCGCTCGAGCAACTTGGACGTTGCGAGCGGGTCGCATCGGTCGTACTCGTCGATCCAGACGTATCGCGCGGGCGTGCCCTCGGTTCCGCTCTCGCTGTTCGAGCCGATCCATTCGACGATGCCGCGATCGAAGGTCGTGCGAGCGGAAGTAAACGCCCGCTTCTCGTTGCCGACGTGACGCATCGCCCGGGCGCAGGCTTTGAGTGCCGGTTGGAATCGCGTCTTGTTGAAGTCCTCGGCCTTCTCGGCCTTGGGGAGCATAATCATCCATCGGCCCGGGCGCACGTCCATCGACCACAGGACGACGCCGATGATGAGTTCGGTAAAGCCGCACTGAGCTGGCTTTGAGATGGTGATAACGCGAACGTCGGACCGCCCGCACATTTCCATCATGCGGCGCGTGTAGGGGACGATTCGCGTTTCCCACTGGCCCGGCATGGCACCGCCGACGATGACGCGATTCTCGTCCATCCACTCGGCGACGGGAAGCTCGGGCTCGACGTGAAAGACGAGCGAGAGGGTTGCGGCCATGATGTCGCGTGCGGAGGCGTAGGGCACGCGGGGAGTTTAGCGGCCTACTCCATGTCTTCGAGAACGAGACGGCGCAGGCGTCTGTCACTCTCGCTCGCGGCGGTGGGTGGCATGTTCAACGATACGAAGCCCGCTTTCATTTCTGGCGTGGGATTCAACCCGATCAGTTGCCCGTTGCCGATGCCGACGAGATAGCCCTCGCCGAGAACGTGCCGGATCTCGGGCGCGTCCATCTTGAACTCGGGCGGTCCTTCGTCGCCGTGTCCGCCACGCCCACGACACGCGGAGGCAACGATCTTGTCGGCCTCTGCTTCCGTGTAGCGGCCCGCGTCGTCGATATTCGTCGTGTACCCGCAGTGGTTCGGACCCCACCACGCATTATGTTCGCGGGAATAGACCAGCATTGTTCGTTCGCTCATTCGGTTTCCTCCCCGATCTTCTCGGGTTGCTCCAATCCGACACGGCCCCACTTCTCACGCATGAACGCGATGTCTTTGCGGGTCGCCTTTCGCCAAGTCACCCATCCGCCGTCGCAATGCTTTCGGCAGAGCCAAAGTTCGCCGCCGTTGAGCCAGCGAAACGATCCTTCCGTTTCTGGCGTGTCTCCGGTTGAACGCTGGCCAGCCTCGGTCCACACGTCCACAATGCGGAAGGTGTGTCCCCATTGCGTGTTGTACTTCCGCTCGCTCATGTCGCCTCCCATTTTCGCCGATCGAACTTGTACCGCGCGTACTCCGCGATCAGCTTCCGGCCCGACTTCGTTGTCGGCAGTTTCTTGATCCACTCGCGGGCACGATTGGTCTGCGCCTCTGTGAGCGGCTTGCCGGGTGTGATTCTGAACCGCCGTCTAAACAAGACTTTGCAGTCCTCGGTGATCGCGTCGATTTCCTTCTGTGTCCTTGCGCATTGCTCATTCCACTCCCGGGTTTCCTGCTCCGTCATGGGCTTCGATACCGGGAGCGGCTTTCCTCGCATCTCAACAATCGCCGAGAGAGGTATGCCTCGTGGTTTCCGCTTCACGACGCCCCCCTCTCAAGATCGCCCAGCACCCGCACCGCTTCCGCCGTTATCGCCTCGCGCATCGCCGTCTCCGTTGCCCGCTCCAGGGGCGTTATCGCAACCACCGATCGCGTAATCCTCGCCGCGAGCCCGTCCAGCATCGTTCGCACAATCTGGAGCGTCGTCGCCCACGTCTCTTTCACGTCCTCAACCGATACCAGTTTCCCGCTCGCCACGTTCAGTTCGTTCAACGCCGCCGCCGACTTGATCGCCCGCTCGAACGTGTGCATCCCGACGACCGTTGCCCCGCCGCGATCCATGAGGCCCATCACGTCGTCGGACGTTCGCAGCCCCGCGAGTGCCGCAGTCGGATCGACGACCGGAGCGGAAGCGGGCGCGTCCCTGCGCCCCTTCTTTGGTCCGCCGTGATTCCCACCATGAACCCGCTGCACGTTCGCGTTGACCCACGCCTGACACTGGGCCAGGTCGTACAGGGCGTGCCTGCCCCGCTTCTTGCCCGACGATGGAAGCCCGATGAGCTTCCACTTCGACACGGCGCGGATCGTCACACGCGGGCGGATCTGCGCCGCGAGTTCTGTCGCCGTGAGGAGTGGTGGGCGTGCTTTGGTCATTCTTCCCCGTACGTGTTTGTCATGTAGTGCCATCTCTTGTCGAGTGCGATCAGGGCGAGAACCTTTCGGGCCGACGTTTCGATCGTCCCGCACCGAGCACGGCACGATCTGGTTTTGTAGCGTCTGCCGTTGTGAGTGAATGGCCCACGCTGCGACACCGAAACTGTGACTCTCGCCTGAGGCGCGGCAAAGCTCACTCGGACCCGCCCGTGATTGGCGAGGTTGCGTAGAAGAGTCTCAGTTTCGCCCAGCTCGATCACGCCTCGGCCTCCCGCTTCACGTCGTCGAACATGGTGGCGTCCTGTTGCTCGACTCCGCGTGCGATTGCCGCCTCGATATTCGCCACGGCTTGACGGTAGTACGCTGCCTTCAGCTCCACGCCGATTCCGAACCGCCCGCACGAGACGGCCCCGTACACCTCGGAACCGACGCCAAGGAACGGCGTAAGCACCCGCTCGCCAGGATTCGACCACAGCTCTACCGCCCGTTCAATCACGTCCAACTGGAGGGGGTGCATGTGCTTCTCGTCGTCGGGCTCGCGGCAATCGCGGAACGGCATCACGCGACCGATCCGCACGTCGTCCCAGAACGCCGATGCGTACTGGCGCCAGATCCATTGAGAGTACCGATTCTCCGTCTGCTTGCCCGCCCATCCCTTGAATCGCAGAACGTCCGCCGGAATCTCTCGCTCGCCGGCGTAGCTCATCAGCCCATGATCGTGGGTCACAGGGATCGGGTTCTCGCCCTTCTTGCGAAACATGAGCAGGTAATCCGCCGACGCCACGTCACAGAGCGACGAATCCTCGACCACCTGCCGGTGCGTCAAGCCCTTCGCCATCGTCCTATTTCGCACCCCGAGCGGTTCCTTCCAGACGTGGTAGCGGGCACAGTACGAGAACCCGAGCCGCCCGTGCATTCGGATGATGTCGCCCGGGAAGTCGGTGAGCCCGCCGCCAAGGTTCGCCCCGGCCTTGGGCACGTCCATGCAATGAACCGCCGTGCAACGTCCCGGGAGCGTCAGCCGGTAAATCTCCTTCACGATGAACTCGTAGTGGTCGAAGAACTCGCCGTAGGTCCGGCAGTTGGACAGGTCCCGGTCAGACGATGAGTAGTTGTAGAGCCCGCAGAACGGAGGCGAGTAGACGCTCAGGTGAATCGACTCGTCGGGGAAGGTCGGCAGAACCTCGCACGAGTCTCCGTTGTAGATCGCGTACTTGTCGGTCACTTTTGAATCGGAGCAAGCCATGAGGGAACCTCTACTTTCTTGTTGAAGTTGTGATCGGAGTTGATCGCCAGGGAGTTATTCATGTGTTCGACCAGCCGGGCAAACATCGCGTCGGCGGCATCGGCCTTGCGTTGCATGTTCGCCAGCACGCCCGCAGATCCTTCGCTGGTCACGATGTCTACGACGACTTTGCGTTTCTGTCCGAACCGCCAGGAGCGACGGACCGACTGGTAGTATTGCTCGAACGAGTGCGACGGAAAGAATGTCTGGTGGGCGCAGTGCTGCCAGTTGAGCCCGAACCCGGCGAGTACCGGCTTGGTCACGAGCACCCGGAGCTGCCCGGACGCGAACGCCGCGAGTAATTCCTCTTTGCGTTCGTCGGAGTCGCCGCCCGAAAGTTGCTCGCTGTCGGCAACGAGCTTCTTCACGAGGTCGCCCTCTTCGTTGAGGTGAACCCACGCGACCGCCGGTTTCTTGTGGTCAACCAGTGACGCGACCATCTCGCACCGCTCTTGAATCGTCCTCCGCCGCTCCTCCCGCTGTTCGGGCAGTGAGATAGCCGGAAGGTCGAAGAGCATCCCGCTCGCCGCACGCCGGGCGGTAACGACGTGCTCTCTGGTCGTGATTGGCGGGAGTACAAACTTGCCGTCGTCGAACCCAAGGTCGGAAGGCTTGCGGATCGCACGCGACCACGAGCAGACCCACCTCCAAAAGTCCTTCTCGGCGTGCCCACGCATTTTGTACTGGGTGCGTCCCCATCCGAGATGGTCCTTCCCGGTTTCCTTGCGAAAGAACTTGGACACCATGTCCTGAAAACCCATCTCGCCAAGGGCTTCGGACAGGTTGCCCAGTTCGACGTAATCGTTGGGCGCCGCCGTCGCCGTGCAGAGCAGCCGATAGAGAATCGTCCGCATGAACTCGACAACCAGGTCCCGCGTCGAGCCGTCGAAGTTCTTGAGGATTGATGCCTCGTCGCACACGACGCCCGCCCAGTCGTCGGGCGAGAACTTGTGGAGCTGCTGGTAGTTCGTGACGTAGACGCCGACCGATGGTTTCTCTTGTGGGTTGGCCTTGTGGACTTCGATGCCAAACTTCTCGCCCTCGGATCGCGTTTGCGGACCAACCGCGAGAGGCGTCAGAATCAGGACCGGGCGATTCGTGTGGCGGACAACCGCGTCGGCCCATGCCAATTGGATAGGTGTTTTTCCAAGACCACAATCTGCGACTACGGCCGCCCTGCCCTTGCGGATGGACCAGTCGAAGAGGTGCCCTTGGAACGGGAACAGAAACTCGGGGGTCGACTTGGGCTCGAAGCCGCTCATGCCGCCGATCTGGGCGCGTTTCGATAGAAAGGCGTTGTAGTCCGCGAGCGAGTTTGGTGAGAGCGTCAGTTCCATTTCAGTCCTTTCCGATCGTCGGCACGATTGGGAGTTTCGCGTTCCAGTGAATCGCCATCGGGGCGAGCTTTGGGGCGTTCTGTGAGTTCCATTCGGCGCGGGCCGCTTTCTGTGCCACGATCAGATTGGCGTCTTTGGTCGTCGAGTGGTCATACCCGATGTGCAACAGGAGCTTGCGAATCCGATCCTCCGTGATCGCCTCCGGGTCCAACCCCAGGCAGTAGCATTCCCAGCGGATCAATCCGAAGAGTCCCGGGCCACGGTCGGAGTAGTTCATGCTGCCTCCCTGTAAGCGTCCACGAATTGCCGGATGATGAGCGGGATGCCGACGAGCCCGGCGACGACGACGGCTAGGAAAGAGAGTTGGTTCATCGTTCATCCTTCCTGAATGCTTTGAGTTCCGCACGACGATCCGCCGCGCGTATCTGGTCCTTCCCTGTCGGCGGTTGCGCCGCCGCGATCTTCTCCCATGCCCGTGCTTCCAAGAATGCTTCCTGTGCTGTCAGCTTGCGCGGACCAGTTCGCTTGTGACACTCCGCGGCAATCTCCGCGTCCGAGACTTTGTGCCAACCGGGCTTTGGTGCTCGCTTCATCGTCCAGTCTCCACCCGATGCTTTATCGCCGCCCATCGTGCCAGGAGAATCGCATCGGCAACATTCTCGGCGCGAGACTTTCCAACGTGCTCCACGATGTCCATGCCCGTCATCATGTTCGCCATCGCTATTCGGTTCGGCTTGCCCTTGCCGCCGGTCTTGATGCCGCCGGACCACAGCGTAGCGGAGGGGCAGTAGAGCTTCGCATACACCGGCCTGTGCGGATGCTGGAACTCGCACTTGATGCACGACGCCACCGCCCCGCAGACGACGCCGTAGCCCGGCAAGTGGGCGGAACTTCTGGCCTCTTTCACGCCGCCCATTTGTGTCATCGGCATTTCGACGGCGCACACCTGTAACCGAATGGACACGTCGTAGGATGCCATATCTGCGAGCACACTCGCCTCCATGGCCTCCATGGCGCACGCTTCGGATATCGCCATCGCCCGTTCCCACAGATCGTCTTTGCCCGCCTTGTCGGGCGGCTCGATGTACCCGAACCGCCGCAACGCGATTTGAGGCATCCGCCCATCGTCCCAGACATCGCAGAGAGCGAAGCCCGTACACGTCAAACTCGGATCGAACGCCAGGGACCGGATCGCACCGCGAGGAATCGGCGG